ATATCTATTGATTACTCACATTTCTTTCCTTTCAATGATGGGAATATACTTAAGTTAAAATCTGATAATAATAACCTACTCGCCCGAAACGTTCAACAATATAATATACCAAGAACTGATGGTTTATATACTATATCTGAGTTAAATTATGTTATTAACGAAGAAACAGGAATCGTAGATGTAAAAAAATTTAATTTAAATAACAATAATACATCCCCATCAACTACACCAATAACAAACGTAGTTGCAACCAGTATATATAAACCTATTAGACGTTCGGGTAGGATGTTTTAGATATTTACGTTATGTATTAACTTTATAGCCAGCCCAATTTCATTCGTTGTCTCCCAAATACCAGATATTTTTACGGTTATCTTATTATTAATTTTGGTATAATTACTTATATTTAACCGTATGTTACCAGAATATAACTTTTTGGTTAAAACAGTAACATGTTTCTTATTTATGTTATTCAGACGGTTATAGTAATCTAATATTTCTAGTTCTATACTTGTAATATATTGTATATATCCTATATTTTGTTTGTCATATGGCTGAAATGTAATAGTTTTAAATTTACCCTCATTTTTTAATACCATATCTGAAAGGATAAGTTGTAAATATATTCCATTCATAGTTAAGTATTCATTCGAATAAGTAAATTTCGTAAAAGTACCTTCAATCACCGTGTTATTTCGTTTTTTTAATAAGTTAATATTTTCTATATTGAAGTCATTTTTATTTAATACAATGTTCATGGTTAAATATATAGCGATTATATATTTAACTGGTTTTACATTTGAATAATTACTCTATTTTGTAATTAGTTTATCTATTTCAGATTGTAGGGTCTTAATCTTTTTTGAATATGTGCCCGGTTTAATGTTATCCGCGTTATTATCAAGCTTAAGTTGTAATGTATTAATATCATATTGACTGTCATAAATTGTATTTTGGTCATCCTTTGCTATCTGCATATTTCTGGATATTCTGCGACGGTCTTCCTCATCCTCAATTTCCAATCTCTTTTTTTCTATAACGCTATAGTTTACAAATAGCATTCTTTCCCAATTACCTAACCCTTTTCCTACATGAGTGCTACCATTGGAGTGCAAATTGTAATATCTCTTTTTATAAAAAGCACTTTTTATCGCAACTGTATTATTTTTTCCGTAATTGATTATATTAAACCGTTCTTGCTTCATTTCTATAGGTAATGTTGATTTATATTCCATTGGAGTTATATAGGTTTTTGATTTAGCGTCGTCCATACCTAAAACCCCCTTTTTACCCATATTCCATATTCCTTGACTACCATCTTGGTTGTCTATGATTTTAAATATCATATCAGCATTTATCTTAATATTTGGCTTAGATAAATTTATGGATGCACTTTTTACTGATTTATCGGATCGAGCCTGTAACACTTTTTTATGAGGCACACTGTAAATCATATATTTATCCGTTGTGTTTAACTTTTTCCCATTAGTGTCGGTTACATTTGTAGAAAAACCTTCCGTCGTATCAACATATTTAGAACTAGAGTTATACCCAGTTGAATACAGGTTGAAACTATATTTTAACACAAACGTTATAGATACTAAAACTATGATGAATAATATTATGTGTCTATGTTTTATTAAAGATTTCATGGTAATATATTATACTATACTATTATATATTATAATGTCAGCCATACTAATGAACCAAATTCCCATTATTCCTTGGAAAGGGCAAACATTTAATCAAGTTGTAACTCATATTAAAAAAAACGGAACAATCTACAGTGATAATACTAATAATATTTTCTCTGCCCTTCCACTAAAAACTTACCGTAAAGAAATTGGTTCGGGTGACTGTACCAGTTCTCGAAACACAACCACGATAGAGGAACTAAATCGTCCAGGTAGTTCTATAGTAAATTCTAACAGTTCGAATTGTAATGGTTTAGTTAATATAATAGATTTTAATTTAACTGAGAATTCAAGTGAAAATATAGGAAACTGTGTTTCTGAATGCGTTGTAGGAACCCCCGAAACAAACGCTAGACGTCGTGTTCGTAGTTCAGGTATGATTAAAAAACAATTTGATTTGTCAACTGATAAACCCAAATATTATACCGACTCAAGACAATATTTAAATAGTCGTAACAAGACATTCACTCAAAATAATTTTCATTACTTTCGTGAGGGTGATGCTACAGCAGCGCAAGGAAGTAGTCAATCTATCGCAAATATATACACAACTAATACCACTACCGATTGTAAGAGACATTACTTGTCAGCTGATACCTCATTTACTTATCAATGGATAGCGGGTAATCCTACTGGTGCTAGTGGCGGAACACCCGTAGCAGACGAACCAGCCGGACAATACGGGACATTTACAGTCAACCTGAAGAAAGGATTTTATGATGTGTCCGACATAAATAGAGTTTTACACGCACAAATGACATTAAACGAACATTATTTTGTAGATAGTGATAATGGTTCTAAAAAGTTCTTTATTAACTTTGTTTTTAATTCATCTACCAGATTAGTTCAATTACAAATAAACCCTATTTCACAAACGATTATTAACGGACAAGGATTAGTCCGACCTACCATTGAAACTTATCTAGGACCCAGAGCTCCAGTATGGAATGTTCCCATAGCTACAATTATACCTATTGTAGAAGTAGTAGATAATGGTTTTAAAGGGCTTATTGGGTTTACGGTTGGCACATATCCTTCAGCAAATCAAACAGTTGACTATGTGGTTGCGTCTAATTCGGCGGATGGACCTGCTATTCAACCCAGATACAATCGTGTTTACTATAAACCAAACAATCACCAGTACGCACAACAGGGCGCAGTATCATCTAGTTCTCGTATAACTCGGCTTAAATACAACGCTATTACAAATTCTGCTTCCAGTTATAGAAATGCGTTTGGACCACACGTTGCGAATGCTCTTGCATATGGAGTTCCCGCAAATGGATATACGGTAAAAGACAAATTGGGATATCCACTACCTAAAACACCTACATTTACATCTACTGGTGAACAACGTAATTGTCCGAATGTTTCCATACAAGGTTAATCGCTACTATATTATAAATATTACAATATTGTAATTTTTATAATTTTTATAAATCTTTATGACAAGGAATATGATACTTATTACACCAATATACACATTTTGATATATTTGTCTTTACTAACTGTTCTAATTTATCGTGTTTATGTTTGCTTTCTATTAATGAGATAGTATAGTGGATATTTTCTAGTTGTTGTTGTCCGAACACCGCATTATATTCTTCCATTTTTATTATAAACTGGTAAGATAACGGTATATTTAAAAATCGTACTACATTTTTGTCTCCATTATTCTGTGTCATTTTTACAAACGCATCATATAACACATTATAGAATGTGCTATTATTTGAATATAGAAAGTTCTTGCATACGATATATTTTTCGGAATTAGCATATCTACTTGTATACGGTTTAACGATATATACAGATTCATAAAAAGATGATAATATATATAATAAATCTAACGTATGGTTCATAAAAGAGTCAAATATCTTCAGCACAAAGCTCCCTCCCTTCTTCTGCATTACTAACGCATAGAATGCTTGGGCCATTAATAGGTCTGTAACGTGGACTTCTTGATTATTGAAATCTACTGAGAAATCAAACCCACCATCTCCAGTTATCAGTTCCATAGAAGAACCATACTTTTCTTTACAATATACAAAATTCTCCAATTTTAATATATTTCCTGTCCCATCTTTACCCCGTTCAATATACACGTTCTTATTCTTCTGTAAAAAATTTTGTGTTTTTTTCCAAGCAGGTATGTTAGGATCATTTTTATCGTCTAATATTGTCATACCGATATAACTATCATGACTACAATTACGAGTGTTTGCGATTGCTTCAATAAAACCACCGGGTCCCTCCGCAATATGGAATGTATGGATTGGCTTGGAATCAAACCGTAAATCAAACGTATTTATAATTTCTATCATTTTAAAATATGACCTTGATAATGGATTGTATTTAGATACACATTTCTTTTTATGAGGCGTAAGTGTGTGTATGTATTCATATGGATTTGTATATTTTTTATGAATATCCCAGTCGTGCTCGATTGTTTCAAGCCGTTGTTTAATTTCATACAAATATCGGGCCAAAGAATGAGATATCATTATATCAGGACTGTTATTATTTACTATGTAATCAATGTGTTTTGGAATAAAAAAATTTACTCGCGGTAATTGATAATACGACATTATATGATAACAGTTATTATAGCTAATAGTTATCATACAGATATTTCTATATTGTTTTATATTCCAAGAAATAACTCAACCTTATTTTTGTAAAACAATCTTATCCTTTTTGATTTTTCTAGTGGTTTTCTTTTTTGGAACAACTGGTGGTTGAACTTCATCTTCAGACTTATTCTCTTCCAATATATCATTCACAATTGTTCGTGTATTCTCCTCTTTATTTAATATTATATCAGACATCTTTTTTACATCCAAACTACGGACCTTCTTGAAAGCAAAATATCGGTTCATAAATGAGATTTGCTTCTCCTCAGGCGACATATAAGGAGCTTTTCCATAATCATTCTTACGGGCTGGATATTGTTTTATCTCTTGTTCCATAGCTGAATATAATTCGGAAAATAATCCTGAACCATCTGGTAACCCCATACCAGTTGCCTCTTCTTTTGTCACTAGCACGAAACCATAATCATCCATAATACGAACTAGATAATCAAAGTTTACCAAGTATTCACGGAACACCTTATTGATACTTTCCTGGTATACATTTATCGCATATCCCAAACTCATTTCTTCATCCGGAAATCCGGTTTGGTCGTACATCTTAGTAATCTCATAAATTTTACGGTCGTTCTTCAATATCGTAATACCCTCACCTTTACTTTTATTTTCAAGAGTATTAAATACTTGTTTACCATCATAACACGTACCAACAAAGAACCCATTTATTTTCGTACATTCCGCAATGTTACGAATAAAGTTATGGAATGTTGTCTTATTTTCAAAGAAATAGTGCGTAGCAAATTGACAAGAACTTACATTAAATCCGGTTTCAGCCACTCCATATTGGTTATATACACCTTTACCTAATAATGATATGTCCTTTGGTCCATTTCCAAACACGGCTTTTATTATTTGTTTATCCTTATCTGTATCTAACGCATCACCATTACGAATATTGCGACTACTATTACCAGTTACAAATAGAGCTTTTGGCATTTTTGTGTATTTTTTATTTGCTCGAATGAACCGAGCACACGCACCATCAACCTGATTATGAATATTGTCTTTTGACACATCTACACCTAATACAAATTTCAACTTTGAACGTATCCATTTTGACATATCACCTGCCTTTCCTACAGCATAATCAATTAAAGTATCATCGCGTTCAGATACTCCCATTATTAGATTCTTCTTAACAACTAAATTATGAAAATCACGCAATCCTTGTGTGCTAGTCTCGTCAGTTGAACGATTATAATATACATCATCATTACGTTCATATTCGGGTAGATTTTCTCCAGTAGATATCATATACTCAGTGATTGGGTCGTGAATAGAATGCCAATTATTGTTCGCAACGTGATAAGCATTACCGTAATTCTTCATACCAGCACGTAATTCACTGGTCTTATCATATCGTACGCGGAGAGGAACCCATTTCCATCCGTCATCATTATCCATTACATATTTGAATTCTACTATCATATCATCTTCGAAATACTCATTTTCTTCTGTCATCATATACATATTTGTTTCATCTCCTTTTAACAATATATTACATAAATGGGCGGTTTCATCATAAGGATTTGTTGGTTGAAATGGGACTGGTTTGTATGTATCATTATTATCCAAATCTTCAGGGGATGGCAATTTATCATTTAATATATCTTGACACGGATTTAAATAACCGTGTTTACGTTCATCAAAACCACATCTTAATACTAACGTTTTATATTGGATTACTTCTTGATTACCCTCCAAATTACGCCCGTCTTGGAAAATATGATGAATTTCATCACGACCAGTTTTATCTTTCTTTACTGAGACTAAGAAATCAATTGTATTGAATTCAGCGGGTTTCCATTTAAATGACTTTTCCCAAGTAGATTTATACAATGGACCAGGTGAACCGTTTACTGTATTACCTCCAGCAGGTAAATCCATAGGTGTAAATATCAATCCATCCGTCGTATATTCAAACAATCCATCATTTATATCTGATATCTTTTTAGAACAAGCATTGAATATATTATTACCATATTCACTCGCAGCATTAAAACTTTTACACTTTACAATTAAATCATTTGCCCGCTTATTCTCCTTTGGTTCAACTTCGGAATTTGACGAAGTCTCTAATATTGAAATCGGTTTTAACAAATCTACTAATTCACTCAGTAATTCAAGACGGAATTTCTTATAAACGATTTCTCCTTCCGGTTGCCCTTCTTCGAATTCATCATGAAGTAAGTAATTTATAAACGGATATTCACGAACCGATTTACCATTCACATAATATAAATCAAACCCAGCAAACATATTCAGGTATTTGTCGTATTTATCTTCGCGAATATGTTCTCCATCTAACAAACTGTTAAATATCGTCTTTTCATTTGTTTTTGAACCTGTAAAAATTACATTCATATTTGTATCAATTAAATAGATTTTACCATTATTTGAAATATATAATAATTTTCTGTCTCCATCTGCCTTCTCAGTTACACAATAATTATTTCTTATATTTACGATTGAAGAATCTTCTATAGGAGCTATTATGTTTTCGAGTTGCAGTGTAAATGAACCTGGACCAATGAAATCCTTTGGATAGACACGCTTTACTTGATACTTTTCTCCACGAACCATACGCATATAGG